TCGTGCATTGATTGTAGTTAATGCAGTTGCTTGTGCAATATTCATCAATGGTTTTGTAATGTACTTTAAGGGAACTTAAATATGGGACACGAAGTTATAGATAATTTCTTATCACCAGAAAAATTTACAGAAATACAAAAAGTAATTATGGGCCCAGATTTCAATTGGAACTATAGTTATAATGTTGCTGAAGGAGAAGGTATAGAAAATGAAGATTACTTTATACATCTTTTCTATATGGGTTTGGTAGAAAAACCTAAATTAGATAAAGATGGAACTCCTATACCACCAGAGAAAAGTTTTTTCTATAAAGACATTGAACCATTACTTGAGAAACTTTCTATTGAAACTTTGATACGAGCAAAAGCAAATCTTTATATTAGAAGAGAAAAAATAGTACATCACAAGGATCATGTAGATACTAAGTTTCCACACAAAGGAGCTATATACTACCTAAATGATAATGATGGATTTACTGTATTAGAAGATGGTACAGAAATTGAAAGTCGTGCAAATAGAGTATTACTTTTTGATCCTAGTAAACCTCATCATAGTACATCATGTACAAATGATAAACGCCGTGTAAATATTAACATCAACTACCTATAGAGGATAAGATGGCTAAAAAAAGAATTACTTCAATCACAGATAATAGTAAGTGGGTTGCTCCTAAGACCAAGAAGAAACGTAAACCTATGTCTGAGGAACAGAAAGCAGCTGCAGTAGAACGTCTTGCAAAGGCGAGAGAAAAGAAAGCTGAAAATAATCCAAACTATGGTAAAAGTGGTTTTCATGAATCTTTGCACAATCTTCCAGAGGATCATCAACTACATCCTAAGAAAGTTAAAAAATGGATTAAAACACAACAAGAACTCGCTACTGTAGAACGTGCAAATGTTAAGAAAGATATTAAAGGTTCTATTGCGAAACTTGCAGATCATCAAGGTTATGTTAGACAGATGCAAAGTTATCTAAAGCATGGTGATTGGGTTTGTATGTTTTATGGTGAGTATCAAGAAAAAAAGATTCGTAGTCGTTGTGTTAAACTAGGGTACTATTGGTATGGCCCAAATATAGGAAAACCTAAACGTGACGTTGGAACATTTTATCCAGATTTGGGTATGACTTGGGAAAAGGATATGACAGAGTGAGTGAAGAAAAACCATCTGCTACAATAATCAAAGGCCCTTGGAAAAAAAGATCAAGTGGCCCTACAAAAGAAGAATTGATTATCGTAGATCAACTTGCCATGACTGATGAAATAGTCAATGAATGTTCAATGGCCTATTTAGAACTACTAGCAAAAAATGGTGTAGACATTGGTGATAAAGACTTTATGAGACACATTACGGTATTGACAGAAGTATTTAAATCTGGTATACTTGCTACATTCGGTTTAAAACACGCAATGCAACCAATGGTAGATATTATATCACATATGGAAAATGACCCAGATGGAACTCCACACTTTTCTGTAGATTTTAATGACGTAGATGATGTAGTAACAAGCTATTATAAAATAATGGAAGATGATAATGATATTAGTTGATATGAGTCAAATTATGATGGCAAGCATTATGATGCAAATGCATATGTCAAAGAAGTCTGAACCAGATGAAGAAATGGTTCGACACATGATACTTAATTCTTTACGTATGTATCGTACACGTTTTCTATCTGAGTTTGGTGAGATGGTATTGTGTTATGATTCGAGACATTACTGGAGGCGTGATTACTTTCCAGAATACAAACACAGTAGAAGAAAGAGTAGAGGTACAGATGATAAGAATTGGGATATCATTTTTAATTGTCTTAACACTATCAAAGAAGAGATAAAAAGTAATATGCCATATAAGTCAGTAGAAGTATATGGTGCAGAAGCTGATGATGTTATTGCAACTCTTTGTTCTGAATCTTCTAATGAGGTTATGATACTTTCTGGTGATAAAGACTTTATACAATTACAAAAGTTTCCTAATGTAAAACAATATAGTCCAATCACAAAGAAAATGATAAATGGAATGAACCCAGATGACTATCTAAAAGAACACGTATTAAAAGGTGATACAAGTGATGGTGTACCAAATGTACTTTCGCCTGATAATACTTTCGTGGATGGTATTCGACAAAGACCATTAAGTAAGAAAAAGATAGCTACGATGGTTGAAGGTGATTTTCCAAATGATGAAGTAAAACGGAATTATCAAAGGAATAAAAAACTAATTGATTTGACTTGCTCACCAGATGAATTACGGTCTGAGATACTTGATACATATAAGAGTGCTCCAGTTAATGACCGAAGCAAAATACTAAACTATTTTATAAAACAAAGACTAAAAACACTTACAGAATCCATAGGAGAATTTTAATAATGGAACTATTAATATCAGAAATCTTAGACAAGGTTTCCAAACTAAAATCGAAGAAAGAAAAAGTAAAATTTCTTCAAGACAATAATACCGACTCACTACGTATGGTACTTAAATCTGCATTTGATCCTAAAATTAAGTGGTTATTACCAGAGGGTGATGTTCCCTATAAACGTAATGATGCCCCAGAAGGTACAGAACACTCTGTTCTTGCATATGAAGCTCGTAAACTTTACCATTTTATAGAAGGTGGTAATGCTGATATAACTCAAGGTAAACGTGAAACAATGTTTATCCAGATGTTAGAAGGTTTGCATGAAACTGAAGCAGATGTTCTATGTGCAGCCAAAGATAAAGTTCTTCATCAGAAGTATAAAGGTCTATCTGAACCAGTTGTAAAGGAAGCGTTCTCTTGGAATGACGAATTTATGCAGTTGGATGGCCCTGATCCAAGACAAGGACGCTAAATTAATTTAAACTTTTTTCACTTTTCGTTTAGAATCAATGACTTACAATGTACGATTTCCCTTGACAAACTTAATTCCTTCATGTATACTAATAATATAATCAAGAAAGAAAGGAATTACTGATTATGATTAATATTATGAAAACATTTGAAAGTCTTGAAGATGGTATTGCAAATATGATTGCTGCCTGTAATCATGACTATAAAAATTTCAGAACCACTGAAAAGATGGTTGAAGAGTTTGAAAACGGTTGGGTTGTCAAAAAAGGTAAGAAATATATTAAAATTTCTACTAACAACGGTGGTTCTGCTTGGGGTTTTATTGTCGCTACTGATGATGACAAAAAGTTTAAAAAAGGTGACTTGTTAAAGTGTGCTGGTTATAATGCACCTACAAGAAACGCTGCAAGAGGTAACGTCCTTAAAGGTGGTTTCTCTGTTAATTGGATGGGGCCTCTTTATTTGATTGGCCCAGAAGGTTATTCTATTAAATCAACTAAAACTGGAGTATTTGGATAATGAATATGATGATTAAATGGTTAAAAACTCCAAGAGATTGGAAAATGTTTATAGGTGATGTTCTAGGTATGAGTATGATATTTGGAATGGGTTTTGCTGCATTGGTTGCATTTTAATGAATTTTGTTCTTGTAACAGGTTCTAACATTTCTCGGCGTTCACTCGCTGAGAATGTTGTTAACTTTTGTATAGAAGAACTTATGCCTCGTATGAGAACTCTTGATATAGAAGTTAAGATTCGCAGTATGAAGGATGAAGATGCAATTGGTTTTTGTTTGGAAACTGATAACAATCGTACATTTGAAATAGATGCAGAAAGAACTCTTGATGAGGAAAACTTCATAGAGACAATTTGCCACGAAATGGTTCATGTATGGCAAAGTGCGACTCGTAGAATGAAAGAAAAATCTACAAACAGATTATGGTTATGTAAAGACGGTAAGTATCGTAATTACACTAACTGTGATTATTATCGTCAACCTTGGGAAGTTCAAGCATATCGTATGCAAGAAGGACTCAAGACAAAATTTATGGAAAGTAATTTATATGATAAATGAAGCTATCATGGCAGGATTGATTATGTTCAGTCCAGTAAATGCAAATGAAGTCAAATACAATATATCGTCAGTTAAATGTCTTGCAGATAATATGTACCATGAAGCTCGTGGTCAAGGAACTGCTGGTTTACTTGCAGTATCAAGTGTTGTTATTAATCGTGTTAAAGATAAAAGGTTTCCTAATACAATATGTGAAGTAGTGAAACAAGGCCCAACAAGGGAAAGTTGGAAGAAAAATGGTAAGTATATTCCTATTAAAAATAGATGCCAATTCTCTTGGTGGTGTGATGGTAGGAGTGATGTACCAAAGGATATAAAAACATATAACAGATTGGTTAAAATTGCAGAGACTCTAATATATCATAAAGTTCCTTTTATAGATATCACAGATGGTGCTTTATTTTATCATGCTGATTATGTCAAACCCGATTGGGCTAAAACCAAGACTAAAACTGTAGAGATACAGGATCATATTTTTTATAAATGGGAGAGAAAATAATGAAGACAATACTAGCATATATACTTTATCATGTAGGGGATACTGTATGGAATATAATGGATACAGGGATACTACCAGAAAAGGTATACGATATCTTTTGGAAAGTCTATCAGAAGACTATGGGTTGGAGTAGTGACTTTGATACTAAGAATAAGGTATGGGATGGAGAAGTAATAAATGACATTTGATGAATACCAGAAATTTGCACGATCAACTGCAATATATCCAGATGAATGTAAAATCACATATCCAACACTTGGACTTTGTGGAGAAGCTGGTGAGGTTGCAGAGAAGGTAAAGAAGAACATCAGAGATGGTAAGTCTCTTGAGGGTGTAGGTCTAGAGTTAGGTGATGTCCTATGGTACATCTCAGCACTTGCAGATGACCTTGGTGTAACACTAGAAGAGGTTGCACAAGCAAACGTAGATAAGTTGCGGTCTAGAATGGAACGTAACAAAATTAGTGGGTCTGGAGACAATAGATGAACTGGTTGTTGATTTTAACTGTATGTGGGCCTTTGAGTGCCTATGACTGCAAATCTCAAATAGTTTCTGTACACCAAAAGATAGAACAGTGTACAGAAGAACAACTAAAACTTGCTGATATGCCAACTGATGGTGATTGGAAAACTATAATCTATGAATGTAAATTAAAGAATGGAAGTAAAGCATGAACATATTTTACCTCGATAAAGACCCTGTAATTGCGGCCCAAATGTCTGCCGACAAACATTGTGTAAAGATGATTCTGGAGAGCTCCCAAATGTTATCAACCACCCATCGTTTTTTAGATGGAGATGAAATTGCTGATAAAAAAGGGCTCTACAAGACTGCTCACAAGAACCATCCAAGTACAATTTGGACTCGCTCTTCTGTGCATAATTATATGTGGTTGTACGTACACATGACTGCTCTTATGAATGAGTATACATATCGATATGGTAAACACCATGCGACAGAACGACTACTAGAACCTCTTAGTAAATCCCCCACTTCTATTCCTATGGTAGATTACACTGACCCACCTCAGTGTATGCCAGAAGAGTGCAAAAATAAGGATACTGTACTTGCTTATCAGAAGTACTATATAGTAGAGAAATCAAATTTTGCTACATGGAAGTGTAGAGTAGTACCGGAGTGGTTTAATGCAAAGGGAGCCTTATTGGGATTACATGGGTCGCAGAATGCGTGAAGAGAGAGAGAGCATTTCTCTAACCAGCATAGAGAGAGAATTACTCAACAGAGTAGAAGAATTGGAACGTAAGGTTTCCTTGCTTGGTGGTGACCCTAAACAATTGGAGATGGACGTATAATGCCAACATATACATTTTATGACGAAAAGTCGGGAATAGAGTGGGACGAAATGATGTCCAATG